TGGCTGGCTAAGGACCGCAGCGGCAAGCTTGATGCGTGGGAAACGCCAGATCTTGGCGAGATCATTGCTAAGGTTGGGGGTGCAAAATGAGCATCTACACGGATTGGCTAGAAGCCAAGGCAAGCGAAAAGTTAGCTGTTGAAAAGAGGCGCGTCATTGAAGACAAGCTCGTCAAGGAGTTCGCCCCGGACAGTTTTTACTTTCAGGGCACGCTCAATGTTAGCGACCACGGCTACAAAATTAAAATTGTAGAGCGGTTAACTAATAAGGTTGATGGCGACCGGTTGCAGGAATTGGCAACTGAGGCGGGATTAACTGAGCACCTTGGCCAGCTATTTCGCTGGGTTCCATCCATTAACATGGCTGCCTGGAAGGCTGCCGATGAAAGCATTACTGAAGCACTTTTAGGAGCGGTCACCACTAAGGCTGGTCGCCCATCATTCACTATTGAGAAGGAAGCATAATCATGGGAAATCTCGGACAATCATATAACACAAACGACATTCCAGAAAACGAAAATAACTTTGAGCCAATCCCTGCGGGCTGGTACGAAGTTTCAATCAACTCTGCTGAACTGAAGGATACCAAGGCTGGCACAGGTGAGTACATCGCCATGCGCTACGATGTTCTTGGGCCAGCTCACCAGGGTCGAGTTATTTTTGGCAACTTGAATATTCGCAACCCCAATCCTAAAGCCCAGGACATTGGCATCCAGCAGCTGGGTGAGATGATGCGAGCGATTGGCCTGCCTTCTGTTGAAGACACCGATCAATTGGTGGGCGGCCACCTTGAGGTCAAGGTTAAGATCCGTGAAGCCAGCGGTGGATACGATGCATCAAACGATGTGAGTGGATTCCGAGCGGTGAAGGGTGGCGCAGTACCGATGGCCACTAAGAAGGCTGCGAAGCCTGAGAAGGCTGATGCTGCTCCTGCAGCTGCATCACCACCTTGGGCTAAAAAGTAAAGTCCAGCAACAAAACGTAGTTTTTTTATGCGTTTTGTTATTTATTTGAAAAAAAAGGCGGCTGATTAAGGCCGCCAACTACTACACAGGTAAAGAAGGGAATATTTAGTATGTCAGAAATTCCAAAACCAATCCAGCATATTGCCAGCATGATTGACGCGGCACATGAAGACCGTCAAGAACGGCCACGCCCTCACCTGGGCTGCTCAACCTTGGGTCACCACTGTGATCGCTGGCTTTGGCTTTCCTTCCGATGGGCCGTGGTAGAGAAGTTTGATGGCCGTATTCTTCGGCTATTTAGGCGCGGCCACTTAGAAGAGCCGCAGATTATCTCGGACCTGCGCAGTGTTGGCATAGATATTGACGGTAGCCAGGACCATGTCGATTTTGGTTCACACGTATCAGGAAGTGTAGACGGCGTGATCCACCATGGCGTGCCTACCGCCGAGGAAACTCCACACCTCGCTGAATTTAAAACTCACAGCAAAAAAAGCTTTGATGACTTAAAGAAAGGCGTTCAAGCCTCCAAGCCGATGCACTACATCCAAATGCAGGTGTACATGCTTGGACTAAAGTTGAAGAGAGCACTGTACGTTGCCGTTTGTAAAGACGACGACAGGCTATACACCGAGCGAGTATATTTCGATATAGACGCGGCCAAGAAGGCGGTAGCCAGGGGAAAGCGAATCGCCCTGGCAGACAGAATGCCTGAGCCGTGTACTGGCGCCAGCAAGTCTTGGTATCTGTGCAAGTTCTGCCCGGCCTACTCTTTCTGTCACGAGGGAGAGCCCACCAAGCAAGGCAACTGCAGAACCTGCGCCCATTCCACTGCCACAAAAGGTTCCACGTGGAACTGTGAGCGCCATGCCTCAGAAAATATCCCCATCGACTTTCAGCACGAGGGCTGCGATAGCCACACTATCCACCCTGACCTGGTCCCTTACCAGCGTAAGGAAGCCGATAGCAAGTGGGAGGCCATCTATGTCATCGACGGTAAAGACGTTCTGAATGGCGAGGCCGGATACAGCGGAAAAGAAATCATAGCCAACCCGGCTATGTGCGCTAGCGGCGAGATGGATGAACTCAGGAAGACATTCAACGGGAGAATAGTTGAGTGAAATTAAGAGACTACCAGCAGCGGTCCATTGACCTGCTCTACGATTGGTTAAGAAATAACCAGGGCAACCCGTGCCTGGTTCTGCCAACTGGCAGCGGCAAGAGCCACATTGTAGCGGCGCTCTGTAAAGACGCGCTGACTCAGTGGCCAGAGACCAGGGTACTTATGCTTACTCACGTGAAGGAGTTGATCCAGCAGAACGCCAACAAAATGCGTGAACACTGGCCTGGCGCTCCCATGGGCATCTACAGTGCTGGCCTGCGGCAGAAGAATCTATCTGAGCCGATCACCTTTGCTGGCATCCAGTCTATTCGTAAGCGTGCGCCAGACATCGGGCACGTTGACCTCATCATCGTTGACGAGTGCCACCTTATCTCCCATAAAGAAGAGGGCGGCTACCGGGAGCTGATCAAACAGCTGTTTGAAATTAATCCTCACATTAGGGTTATAGGGCTAACGGCCACACCATTTAGGCTTGGCCATGGTTACATCGATGAGGATGGTGCCCTATTTGATGACCGCATCGAGCCTGTGACACTGGAAGAATTAATCTACAAGGGCTACCTAGCCACGCTGCAAAGCAAAAGAACGGTAGCCAGACTTAATGTTGGTGGCGTTCATAAGCGCGGCGGCGAGTACATCGAATCCGAACTGCAGGCTGCGGTGGATAATGACGACATAAATGGGCAGGTCGTAGACGAGGTAATTAGCAGGGGCCAAAATTATAAGCACTGGCTATTCTTCTGCACGGGTGTTGCCCATGCCGAGCATATAGCCGAGGACTTAAATGACATGGGTATTAATGCGGCATGCGTTACGGGCAATACCTCCCTGGCCCAGAGAGAGGATATTATTAGCCGATTTAGGGCGGGCGACATCCAGGCGCTGACTAACGCCAATGTTTTGACGACTGGCTTTGACTTTCCTGACCTTGACTTGATCGTGATGCTGCGCCCAACCCTATCGCCTGCCCTTTATATGCAGATGGCTGGCCGTGGTCTCAGGCCTAAAAAACATACCAAGCACTGCCTGGTGCTCGACTTTGCCGGGAATATAGAAACTCACGGCCCAATAACCAGGGTGCGGCCACCTGAAAAAGCGGGTAGCGTTGCAGGCGAGGCACCAGTAAAAGTGTGTGACGGGTGCAATGAAATTGTCCACATCTCTGTGATGACCTGCCCGGCTTGCGGCTACGAATTTCCAGAGAGCGACAACAAGCCTCTCATGCAGCTGCGTGACGACTGCATCATGGGCACCGACAGCGAGCTGACGATGGTGGTGTCGAGCTGGGACTGGTGCGAATACACCAGCCGAGCTGGCAATGAGATGCTAAGGGCTACTTATTACGGTCCATCGCTCAGTGATAAGCCGATCAGCGAATACTTCTGTGTGATGCACAGCGGATACGCTGGCCAGAAGGCTATAGGAGAGATAAATAAAATCGCCCATGCTAGCGGGTGCCATCAGGAGCTAATCGCCGCTGACGGCCTGCACCAAGCTTCTGTGGCATTTAACGAGTCCAGGCCGCCTTTTGAGATTGATTACGAGAAGAACGGCAAATACTTTAATATATTACGGAGGAATTATGCGACATCCGCAGCCCAAAATAGTTAGTGATTATTATGACAAGGTTAACGCCTTGCGGGACATCAAGGAACCGAAATGCTGCCACACGTGTGATAGCTACACCGAGGAAGGAACATGCCGAGAATATTCAATCGAACCACCAGAAGATTTCGCACAACAGCTAAACCAGTGCGAGGAGTGGTTTCCGATAATCCCGTTCTGAAGATCCCTACTGAGCACCAGGAGCAGGTCGCCTTTATCCAGTGGTTTAGGCAAAGCTACCCTGGTGTTAGGATATTTGCCATCCCCAATGGCGAGGCCAGATCCCAGAGTGCAGGTGCCAGGCTGAAGGCGGAGGGCGTATCCGCCGGGGTGCCGGACCTTTTTATACCGGCCTGGAACACCTGGATCGAGATGAAGCGGTCCAAGGGAGGCAGTGTTAGCGAGAAACAAAAGGACTGGCTGGCCTACCTTGAGGGGATTGGTCATCAAGTATTTGTGTGTAAAGGTGCAGATAGTGCAAAAGAAGTTGCACAAAAGGTTTACAACCTCACCTTATAGTGTATAATGGTCCTAAGTTAAGTAAATAAACAAATAAAAGGTAATACATTATGAATACTGAATTAGCAAGCATGATTAACCGCATCCAGGCTATCGAGACTCCAAAGGGTTTTCGCATTGAGGCAGTTCTTGAGTCTGGTGAAGTAGAAGTTATCAAGCAGAATTCTACCCGCAAGCCAACAATGGTTCAGTTATACAGCATCGGTGTTAATGGCAACTTTAGGGGCGATGGTCTTGGTAACAACTTCACTTTCTCAAAGTCGATAGATAGCTACTACAAAGGCTGTCACCTAAAAAGCTTTTTAGTTTCCTAATCAACCAAACGGGGCTTCGGCCCCAGGAGCATCACATGCCATATCAAGCCCCAAACAAGCCCTCAACCATCATGTACATCGACCCTGATGAACAGGTTCTTATTGCCCGTCAAGAGGCAGAGGCGTTAGAGTTTGCGCCAACCCCTCATAATTACATCACGCAAGAAGAAGCACTGGAATTACAAGCAAAATACGCGCGCTACCTTAATCAATAACGGGCCTCGGCCCAGGAGCACCACATGAAATCATCTTATATGTCAGAGTTTGAAATCCAGCAAATGGCTGAGGCAGCTCTAACAAGCTACGAGTTTTCTTGTGAGTGGAAGAAGGCTCACCAGGCTGCAGTAGAATTTGCTGCAGACGAGTGGAGCATTCGCGCCACTACAGCTCAAGCCAGTACAGCTGTTAGGATCGCCCAGACTGGCTGGGAGGGCATCAAGATGTCCGTTAAAGCTATTAACTATCAAAACTCATAAGGAATCACATGAGCAAGACACATCCGTACCAAAGGACTTATGTATCTGAAACTGATGCTAAGACTATTGCTCGACGAGCCAAGGCTCTTAACACTGAAAAAAGCCGTCAAACTATTAAAGCACGGTCAGGAATAAATGATTATTTAGAAGCAAGGGAACTGGATATGACGGTACAAGATTACCGAGAATTTATCCTCCCAAAAAATAACGATGAGGAGAAGTAAAGTGAACAATCCATACGATGACGATTATGACTACGAGTCAGAAGTTACTGAAACGCGCGATGAAATGTTTTGGGAGCTGCAAACAACTGGCTCAGTATTTATAAACAATAATAAGGTTACCGTTCAAGACCTTATTGAAGAGCTTGAAGTTGAGGAGATGGAAGAAATCGTCTCAATGCTTTTCCGCAGGGGAGACGAGCCGCTAGAGGAGCAGGCTCCTGTGGCTAGGGAGCACGCTCTTGAATCATTGTTCTCAGTGTTCGAGGCCGCCTATGACGACGAGGCTATTTGGAAGCATTACGTTGACGACAACACATCTTACTAAGGCACAGGAGCCATACACCATGGACAGAGTCACTTACGATTTGAATAATTATCTCGATGAGCAAGAGAAGGCTCTTGAGATTAAAGAGCAAGAAGAGCAAGAGATACGTCGAGATCGCATCTCTTACGTCATGGTAGTTTTGGCGTCAGATGATGACGACTCCAAAAAAGCTCGTCGATTGACGTCTTGGGTCGAGCGAGAAATCGAAGAATTTAAAGAAAATTATTAAGGAGAATTGTTATGGATTTAAACAATAAAAAAGAACTTATAGATGTTCTTGAGTCTACTCGACGGCTGATAGTGTCTCAG